ACCGATAGAACCTGGGCGCTGTACGACTACCTGTATCCGGACATTCTCAGAGACCAGATGCTGGCGGCGTACCGACGTGAGCAGTTGCTGTTTCCCATATTGTATGAAGCAACTCTCAGAGGAACCCGGCTCAATGTTGAAGCTCTGGAGAAAGCGACACGTGGGTATGACAAGACGCTTCTCCGCATTGACGACCATATACGGAAGATCCTTAACGCGCCTAACCTCAATATTGACGGGGATGCGCTGGCGGATGCCCTGGACCGCGCTGGAAAGGTAAACGGGTGGATCCAGACTCCGGGTGGTAAGCGGAGTACGAGCAGGCCCAACCTGCTCAAGGTGATTACAGACCATGAATTGTATGCCCTCCTGTCCTACCGGGCGGCGCTGCATACGTGCCTGACCACCTTTGCCCACCCCTGGCTGGCGCTGGCGCAGGAGGATGGGCGTTTACACCCGAATTGGAATCAGATTAGGGGCAATTCTAGCTCTAAGGACATGTCTGGGGCGCGAACTGGGCGCATGTCGTGCCAGGAACCCAACTTCACCAACATAAGCACCGAGTTTGAGATGATTACGGTGCCTCCTGGATACCCAGAGTTGCCCCGTATGCGACGATTCATACTCCCAGAGGAGGGGCATGTGTGGATTAAGCGTGATTTCAGCGCCCAGGAGATGCGAATCATGGCGCATTTCGCTGAGGGAACGCTGGCGGCACGCTGGAATGAGGACCCAGACCTTGATCCACATCAAATGGTCAGCGAAGAACTCAATTCTGTGCTTGGAATCAGCCTGCCACGGAAGCCTGTGAAGGTAATCGGGTTCGGCATCATGTATGGTAGGGGAAATCCGGCATTATCGGCTGCTCTAGGGGTCACATACGACGAAGCCAAGGACTTTCGCAACGCATATTTCCAGATTTTGCCCGAAATTAAGGGCTTAGATAAGGATATAAAGCACCGTGGCCGCACGGGCGGCTTTATCCGCACATGGGGTGGGCGCATGTACTACGTGGAGCCCCCGAAGGAGAAGATAAAGGATGGTCAGTTCGTTGGCTGGCAGACTTTTGAGTATAAGTTATTGAATTATCTGATCCAAGGAAGTGCAGCGGATCAAACGAAGCAGAGTATTATCACGTGGAATAAGAAGCGTGCCCCGGATGACACATTCCACGCGGCAGTGCATGACGAGATCAATATAAGTGCGCCCGAAGAGGACGCCGCCAATGCAATGGAGCGGTTGCGCAAGGCGATGGACAGAAAACGCTTTGACGTGCCGTTTAGGAGCGAGGGATACTGGGGTTGGAACTGGAACGACTTGGAGAAATATGATGAGTGATGCAATGCAACGAGATATGGACGAAATGGATGCGCAGACTGGCATGGCTGCGAGTATGCGGGCGGAGGATGTCTTTGATAAAGGGCCTCCGAAGGGCAATGGTGAAGATAAGCAGCAGCCTCAGCTTTGCATGATAACGCAGGAGGGCTCTGTCTTGCTCTTAGCAGATAACGGCCAGATGACGCCGGTGACCCAGGCGCTCAAGGGCATTTGCCGCCAGGGTGCGCTGCACCAGTTTATGGACGCCGTGATCGCGGCGGCTACGAGGGTTTGATATGATTAAGCACTCCTTCTCAAAGTGGGAGTGCCACCACCAATGTCCGTTCCAGTACAAGTGCAGATATGTTGATAATCTGCCAAGTATACAGAATGCGAAGGCGGCGCGTGGCGTAGATATTCACGCTAGTGCGGAGGTATACATCAAAACGCCGGATGGGTTCAAGACGGACCTGACATGGCTGAAGGATAAGTCAATTATACCAGTATTAGACGCTTATAGGTTCCACCCAAATGGAATGCGACACTGCGAGTACAAATTCGCGCTTGATGAAGAGTGGTACTGCTGTTCATGGAAGAGTCAGCACGCTCGTGTTAGGCTCGTGTTTGATGCGGCCCGGTTTAAGGACGACACTGCGTACATCGCAGAGTGGAAGTCCGGTAAGCCCAAAGATACTCACGAGCAACAGCGGGAGATGTACGCCCTCGGTGCGCTGAAGCTGTGGGACCCTCGGAAAAAGGCGGTGGTGACGACCTACTACTTTGATGGAACGGAGGAACCACAGCGCCTGACTGTGAAGCCAGGGGATTTACAGATGTTGATTGACAAGTGGGAAAGGAGGTTTGAGACGATAGAGAAAGATCGCATGTGGGCGCCCCGTCCGGGCTTCTACTGCAAGTGGTGTTCTTACTCTAAGACAGCAGGTGGTCCATGCAAGTTTGGAGGTTAGAGAAGAAGCTAGAAAAGGAGATATGCGAGTATGCGGACGCTATGGGCTTGTTGCATATCAAGATGAATCTGTGGGGGAATAACGGTTGGCCCGACCGTTGTTTCTTCCCGAAAGGACACAATGCGTTCTTCATAGAGTTCAAGCGTAGTGAGAATGACGAGCCAAGAAAACTCCAAGTTTATCGGCATCAGGAACTAGTTAAGCGAGGATATCATGTCTACACTTGTTATTCCGCGGGTCAGGCAATCAAGGTTATTCACTCCGAGGCCATATCAGAAACGCAGTATTAGGAAGGGAATCTCGCAGGCGTGCGCCGGGTTTTTGCTGCGCCCCGGTGCGGGTAAGACGGCGATAATTTTGAGCATCTATGCCATTCTGCGAAACAAGGAGTTTTTAGATCGCATGTTGGTCATCGCACCCAAGACGGCAGCCTTGGATACGTGGCCAGAGGAACCCTTGGTCTGGGAGCAGTTTTGCGATCTAAAGGTTCACATCATGCAGGGCGAGGGTAGGAACAATGTGCCCAATGATGCTGACATCTATGTGGTCAATTATGATAATCTAGAGTGGCTAGTTAAGTCAGGTTTCCTGGACTGGTTCAAAGGCCAGATGCTCTGTATAGATGAGAGCACCAGGATTAAGAACTCCAACACTAAGCGGTTCAAGATTATCAAGCAGATGCTGCATATCTTCTCCCGCCGGTACATCCTTACAGGGACTGTCCGTCCCAATGGCCTCCTAGATCTCTTTGGTCAAATCTACGCCCTGGACGAGGGGGCGTCGCTGGGCCGGTACATCACCCACTATCGCACCATGTACTTCTATCCTAGTGGATATGGGGGCTACACTTGGATGCCTCAGCCGGACGCGGAGCTGCGCATAGGGGAGAAGATCGCCCCACTGGTAGAGGTCATAGAAGACTCTGATATTGAGGACATGCCAGCCCTGATTACGAAGACGACTTATGTGACTCTGCCACCCAAGGTGATGGACGTGTACAAGGAGATGGAAGATGAGCTCATTACACAAATCCAAGATGAGGCTGTCGTTGCGGCGAACGCAGCAGTTGCGTCAGGTAAATGCCGTCAGATTTGTGCGGGTGCGCTTTACCTCAAAGCGGCGAATCTTTCAGCCAGCTGGAAGAGGACTAAAGACTATGCAATCTTACACACGGAGAAGATTGATGCTTTGAATGAACTCTTAGAAGATCTCAATGGTGACCCACTGTTCATTCTTTATGAGTTTGAATTTGAGCGGGAGCTGATGATGCAAAACCTGAAGGGTGCAGGCGGCTGCATCAGCGGCGTAAGCGATAAGAAGGCGCAGGCGTACATCCGCCAGTTTAAGGATGGGAACTTGCCATGGCTGATCGGCCAGTTTCAGTCGGCATCGCTGAGCCTCAACCTCCAGTTTAATTGTTCCAACGTAGCGATGCCCAGTGTGACGTGGAACCAGGAGTATTTTGATCAGGGAATACAGCGGGTACGAAGACCCGGTAATCAAAAGAGCAGCGTGACCGTGCATTACATAGTCGCCAGAAATACCATAGATGAGCGAGTGGTGCGAGTGGTTAATGGAAAAGACTTTAGCCAGCGTTCGTTCATGAATATGTTAAAAGGGCTTGCATATTGAAAATTTCGCGCTATACTTGTAGGTAGGAGCAGTTACCCCCCTTGCACGGAAGGTCAGCCCCTTAATCGTTTGATTGGGCCGTGCCCCACCGACGAATTTTTGGAGATCTTTAACATGGCAACGAAGCAGAAAGCAGCGCCAGCCAAGGCGCTCCCGAAGAAGACTCAGGTAGTGGAGGAAGTTGATGACGATATTGAGGAGGTAGTAGAAATTGTGAAGCCTCCCAAAAGACCCGCAGCGCCCGCTGCGCTTCCTCCCACTGGGAAGGCCAATCAAAAGGCTAAGGCGAAAGTAGTGGAAGAGCCCGAGGAGGACGAGCCTGAGGTTCCCAAGGCCACGCGGCAACGCGGCCCGGCTGGGGTGGAGCCTACAGCCAAGATTGAGGTGATGGTGGATGAAAATCCTAAGCGCCAGGGCAGCAAGTCGCACGCGCGCTTTGAGCTGTACCGCGAAGCGGAGACAGTGCAGGACTTCATCAATATGGGTGGGCTAACCGCCGACCTGATATACGATGTGCAGCATGAATTCATTACCATTGAAGGATATGAGGCACCCCCGTTGAAGCCTAAGACGAAGAAGGCTAAGGTAGAGGAACCTGCGCCGGTGGCGAAGAAGGGCGCCAAGAAGAAGGTGGCGAAGGTCGCCGATCCCGAGGAGGAAGATGAGGATGATGAAGAAGAAGCGTAACACTTAAGATAGGGGGGCCAGTGGCCCCCTTATATCATTTAGGAGCAGTGAACATGGATAT